ATGTGGGTCAATAAGTATATTGACGATTGCACTGATGAGGATTTAAACGATCGTGACTTTATTGCATCAGTTGTTGACCGGGCTATTTTTCATTTCGCGATTAATAGTATATGTAATCCTGGGGATAATAAAGATGCGACTCCCATTGAACAATGTACTTTTGATGTAGAAACTAAGAATGGCCTTCCCTCCACGGTTCAGCTATTTTATGAGGAATCTAAGGATAATGAACCTTTAGCGAATATACATTTTCAAGCAATAGGTTCTGGTTTTTTAACGTTTGTTAATGCCTGCCAGGAACATGATGACAACAGCTTAAAATTATTTGCTTCGCTGTTAATTTCACTTTCATATTCTAGTGCCTACGCAGATTTATCAGAAACAGTGTATATTAATGAAAATAATGAGAGCTACCTGAAAGCTCAGTTTGAAAAATTATCTCAACGTGATATGAAGAAGTACTTGGGAGAGATGAAGCGTCTGGCTGATGGGGGAGAAATGAATTTTGATGGCTATCTGGATAAGATGTCACATCTGGTGAATGAAGGAACGCTCGATCCTGATATTTTAAGCAAAATGCGAGATGCTGCACCACAATTAATTAGCTTCGCGAAGTCGTTTGACCCAACCTCAAAGGAAGAGATTAAAATACTTACAGACACTTCTAAATTAATTTATGATTTGTTCGGGGTTAAATCGGAGAAATAATATGTGAAGTTCTTCGATAGTATGGAAGGCATTATATAAAAGGACCCAATATTTATTGGGTTCTTTTTTCTCTATCAATGCTATTAGCAGGGAGATATATCACCAGAGTTTAATGTGTGATTTTTTATTTATCGTCGAACCTGGATTGTTTATCATTGGCCTTAACAAAGTTAACGGCTAATAAGATTATTTCCATCACTTCGTGAGAGCTTCATGCCTTGAGAGGATCTCAATTTTCTTTTGCAATGAGACAGGCGCTTCCTGTTGTTATGGTATAGTACCCCGCTATTGAGCCTCCTGAACAGTGAAGCTGAATAACATAACCCCATGATATATTGATAAAATAATCTCTACATTTGAAAATGCACGGTAATTCTGAAATGCAAAAAATCAACCAAACCAGCGCAATGCCTGAAAAAACTGACGTTCACTGGAGTGGTCGGTTTAGCGTTGCACCAATGCTCGATAGGATGTACCGTTTTTGAAAAACAAGTAGTTATACACTCTGTGGGAGCCTATTGGGAACCCGGCGTTTTCATTTCAAGGTGTAATCCATACGCGGCTTAAGAATGAGATATAATGCGACTTTTAGTGTTCCGCTTGAGAGGCCATGATGCTTACCCTGGACGAGATAGGTCAATCAGTACGTAACAATATCCAGTTGATTATTGATCATGTCGGCTTACCTCTTGCTGTTGGTCCGCTCAGTGATGATGATTACAAGATTCTGTGTGGTGGCTATGGTGAGCTTGAATGGGACTATGCGTTAAGTACCTATGGCAACTCCAGAGAAAAGTATGAGTTCTGTATAAAACTTGTTCAGCAAGGTCGGGTTCAGGGAATACCATCAGGAGCAGCAATTTGTGTTTATGGGGTTGAAGAAAACATCTTTCGTATCCATATGATCGAAAGGTTTTCTAGAGAAGATGAATCTCACCCATTGAAAGGGCGCATGGTTTTACTCACTCTTATGAGTGCTTTTATATTTTGTAAAGCTGTTGAATGTAAAGTTGTCCACATTGTAGAGCCAGTACCAGAACTGGTGCAGTATTACGAGTCTTTTGGTTTCCACATGGAACAGTGCGGTTATGTGATGTCGGCAGTCATTGATGAGCTGCAGGATATCTTTCTTAAATTTGCTCAGTAGGTATAGACGAGAAGGGTCTACAAATTGTAGGATACCCGTCCAGATTACCTTAAAGGTACATCTATGGCAGTCGTTTTGTGCTTAAACTACTAAGAAACGATGTCACCAATCGACATGATCGATTGGCATAAGTTAGCGAAACAAGCTAGCTTTAAAGAAAGGGTTAGAGACGCCTTTACTGTCTCGGGAGTTTTCTATGAAAGATCAAAAAGCAACCAAGCCACAGGTTAAGTTCGACACAATGAAAGCATTCGCAGGTATGGGTGCTGCTGTTGAAGTTCTGATGAAGGCTGCTCCTAATGCGTTCACTCACGCTACTGTCTCTGGTAAAGAGCAGCAGGGTAAGCTTCGTCGTCGCAAAGCAGCATGATCATAGCTGGTGCTTTTTGAAAACCCGCCTTTAGGCGGGTTTTTTCTTTAGTGATGTTCTTTGCCCTTCTGTTTGCTTGTTCTGACCTGTTCCCACTCGATACGTCCTTCTTCTCGTCTTTTGTCTATGTATTCCGCAAGATCCTGAATATTGATGCAACGTTTTGCTTTTTGTGATGTGCCGATGCGATATGTTGGAACGGGCAACTTACAAGCGTTTGCTTTTGCTTCTGCCGTGGCTGGACTCATGCCAAAGTACTTTTGGCTAACTGCTGAGAGTTCAATGTTAGGGGTATTGAATTCAGCCATCAGTAAAAACAAGGTGTTCATAATTTTCTCCATCAAAACCGGCTGCACCCGGGAAAATCATAATTCTGTGCTGGTGGCAGGAATTAATTTCTGCCAGATAGCGGAAACATATTTTGCCTGATGACGGGCATCGGCCAGGGCGTTGTGCCGTTCGCCATCGAAAGGCATGTCCATTTTGGGGTCGAATCCGATGGAACGCCCAAGCGTAACGATCGTGCGTACATCGTGGTCATTCCAGTATGCCCACGGGCAGATTTGTCCTGCTCGCTCATAAGCTCCACGTAAAATTACGTTGTCGAAGGTGGCCCCGTTACCCCAGACTTTTAAATATTTCGTATTGGCTGCGTGCCGGTTAATGAAATGATTTAGTTCTGAGAGAGCATCGCTGATCGACAAAGTATCATCAATACAGATTGCAGCTCGTGCTTCAGGGCTTTGTTTCAACCACCACAGGATGGTATCGCCGTCAGGTGTAGCTCCTTGCCCCATAGCACTTTCCAGGCTAACAACCGTATAGAATTCTTGTCCGATGTCTCCGGTTTCTGGAGTGAAGAACACCGCGCCAATGGAAACGATCGGTGCATCCTTATTTTTCCCCATCGTCTCAAGGTCGATCATTAAGTTGTTCATCACTTCACCTCCTGCGGCGGTTCCGGTAGCGGCATCCAGTGAGTTGCTTGCTCAATACCATTACCCGGCTTAATCGTTGCATCTCCGCGCCGAAAGGTTCTTCCGGTATAGCGTGCGGAGCATATTAGCGGTTCAACCAGAGAGCTATCGAAATTCACCGAAATAAGCACGTTCTGGCCCTTTTCAGGCATTTGATCACTACAGCTTATCCAACTATCCGGAGTTCCCGGAGAGTTGCCATTTACCAAGTCAGCTCGAACATATAGCGTGTCATCATGGTGCTGATTGTGGCTGCACCACGTTAATTCGCTTAACTCGCCATCTTCTGGCCATACTCCAGCTGTTTGCAGCCAGATATGGGCTGGCGCATCCTGGCAAGGTGTATTAACTGGAAACTTGTAAGTTTGGCTTACAGGTTGGCTACCCTGAAGCATGGCGGCGCGGCAGGCGTTCCATATTTCGGCAGCAATATCGCGCTCGCTATCGGTTAATTTGTACGTTGAAACATAGCCAGAGAGCATTTCTACGTTTTCCGGAGTTGCTTCTTCAGGCACTACCGGTGCTGGCTCACGTATTACAGGCTCGCCCATGCGTGATTCTCCCTGCGCCTCTTTCACCATGTGGTCATTGATTTGCTCCAGTCGCCGAACGTGCTCATCAGCTTCAAGCGCTCGCCGTTTCCAGATGGACAGGTCTTCACGAGCGCCCTGATATGCGTCACCGTATTCGCCGTTAAATACTGGCGCTGGCGGGGCGATGCGTCCAAGCAACTTATTTACCTCTTTCGCCATCGCGTCATATTTATCTAAATAGCGATTAGCTTCTAAGCAGACTCGGTGCATCTGATCTGAGTTAACTCGTTTAACTGGATCTGCTTCCAATGATGCCAGTGCAATCCGTGCCAGTTCTTCCGCTTCTTCTGCTGGCAGTACAACGTTGCTACCAGGTCCGTATGTTTCGCGCCACTGCTTGATTGTCAGCAGTCGCTCTTTGGTAATAGTGGTCATAGCTATTTCACCTTAATCTCAACATTTCGCAGCTTTAGCTCTACTGGCAGGTCTGACTTTCCTGTTAATGCTAATGCGAGATTTTCTGGAGTAATGAGAGCAGTTATTGTTTTCCCCATCGCCAGACGAATAATCATTCGTATCTCGCAATCGTCACATGCTCCCGGTCGAACAATTGAGATTTGTCCGTTCATCTCACTTCCCCTTCACACCAATGTTGGCGGCGGCGCGCTCGGCTTCACTTTGTTCCCAAAACCACTTGTGAAGCGCCATAAGCTTTTCGTCAATCGGTGCATATTTGCGATTAAAGTAGGCCTGAGCATCTTTCTCAGATTCGTCCGGTAATTCGCCAGGGCCAAACAGTGTGTTATAAATCCATGCCAGTCCGCTCTTAGCGTCGCCAGTTGCCTGCCATTCGATAATGGCAGCCTGCATGACCAGAATATTTTTCCCGATTAATAGGTCCAGTTCTTTGTACCGGTTGCGGATGTATGCATTCTCGCTTTGTAATTCAGCGTTTCGCTTCTCTGCTGCTTCCAGCTCATCCAGCAGCGCCAAGACGGTGGCAGGATTGGCGGCGGCTATGAATCGTTTATTGGCGCGATTATCTGGTCCTGAGCATGATGCTATGTAGTAATTGGCGTTCAGTCCGGCATCGGCAATTACTCCATGGTAGTCATCAGCACACCATTCGCCTGGTGTTGCATTTTCTGCCGCCAGTCGCAGAGCCTGATAGTTAATCTCGCTCACTGGTTGCCTCCTTTACGGATCTGCGCTGCGATGCGCGAAAAAAAAGACTCCCGCGTATGACTGTTAAGAGCTGGCGCGAACGCTGCGTTAAGAACGGCAGCATCACAGCCGTCATCGATATAGAGCGCAATTTTTTTCTCCAGGCGCGCTTTGGCTTCCTGCAACTGCATACCCCGGCACGCACGCGGGATATACTCAGCAATTTGAGCGATAGATTTTTCGTTCTGTTTAAACATGCTTCACCTCGATAGGCTTGATGCTGTCGATCAGCAGTCGGCGGCGCGTATTTTCTGCAAAGTGGCGGCGTCCGGTTTCTTTGCGGTAAAACTCGTTTTTTCCGACGACCCACATCCGCTTTGTCTGGTGCAGTTTTTTTACCTGCGGACCGTCTCGGGTGATAACAATTCCTGTATGAGTTTTTATCACGCTCATTTCTTATTCTCCGGTGCTTTCGGCATTACTGCCCAGTGAGTGATATTGACGTTTTCAAGGTCCCCGATCTGAAATGTCCACTGCCATTCTCCGGTTTCTTTTTGTCCCCAGGTGTACCAGAGAGAACGCCAGCCAATTAGCCAGCCTTCTCCGTTAGCATCAAATAACAGAACACTTTCATTTGCTGGTGGCAGTTCAGCTGACACTGGTATTATTTTGTTTTCCAGTGCCGTACATTTAGCTTCAAGCGCATCGAATTTACGTACCAGGTACTCAGCATTTGTTTCGTTCACTTTCAGATCTCGCGGTACACATTTCCCGCGAAGAAACCCTTCCATTTCGAAAACATTCATGCGCATTTGCGTAACTCCGATAACTCGTTAAAACGTTCCATAAACATCCCGTAGGCATGGCCTGGTGACAGTGGAATAACTTTGAACATCTCTGTCGCCGGGATACCTTCCAGTACAGGCCAGAAAGAGCCATCATCAAGCCCGAGATCGCGGCGTTCGGTTGCCAGCATAATGAGATCGGCATATTTCACTGGCGTGCTCATAACAGGAGGTAACCCGTATTTCTCACGGATTACGGCGTCTATTTTTTCTTCCATCCGTTTATAGTCAGGAAGAAGGCGTTTCAGTGGTGCGGGGATGTCCTGGCAATATGCTTCTGTTGCATCATGCATTAACGCTTCAAAAGCAAATTCCTGCGGTACCAGCTGGCTGCAAAGCACCGCATGTTGGGCGACGCTGTAGAAGTGTGAAAGATGTCCTGCAAAGCGACAGATATTTGAAAGGGAAACCGCGATATCGTTAATCACGATGTCGTCTTTATTTATCCTGTCATAATAAAAATGCTTCCCGGAAAAAGTTTTAATAAATGACATTTTGTTCTCCACGTATATGCGCTGCACCGCGCTGAATTCTGGTAAAAGGAAGCCATCACCATCTGGCGATTATTGAGTAAATTATGTTTCCATAAATGCCCCCGCAGGGGCATTTGCAGTAATGAAATCAGGCGGTGAAAGTACCAATAAAGGTTTCTACTTTGCTGTCTTTAAATTTCTCAACAAGCAGATCACGAAATTCGTTAGCCATTTCTTCCTGCACCGCTTCCAGCTGAATAATGCGCAGAACCAGTACAGGACGATCGCCAGTGATAATGCTGAGGCGTAATTTAAACGGACGTTCTTTAAGGCCTTCAAACGGAACGCATTTAAATTCAAATGCCACTGGCATAATGTCTTTGGTCTTCGCTTCGACAGACTCCATCAGGGAGCGTTTGCCGCTGAAGTCATTATCTTCAAAATCAGCGGTCTGGTTTGCTTCAATCGTGATTTTACGGACTGCCGCAGCCGCTTTTGTTGCCTGAATAGCGTCACCATTAGCATCAAAGCCCACAAGGTAGTCGGCCCAGTCTTCAATCCATTCTGCCAGTGACTTCTGGGAGTTACGCTCGCCATTAACAGATAACAGAGCAGAGAACGGTGCTGTCTTTTTCAGTTTGAGAGTGGCAGTGTTATCTGCGTGACCTGGCTCATCAATAGTACCCAGGTTAAGCACACTGACGGCACGCATATTATCGGCATCGATAAAGCAGCGGGTACCTTCATCTGCAAGATCTTTAGAATAACGGGTAAAGTCATCGATGCTGGCAGTGGAAAGCGCACCACGGAAACGGAAACGATTTAAATTAAATTTTTCCAGATCATGAATGCGGAAATTCTCAGGCAATGCCACAGCATCGGCACCAATCTTACTGATAATTTCATTAACACCCTGAGCAGAAATAAGGGCATGGATTTGATTAATTGCGGTTGCGTCTAAGTTCTGAGACATAATAAGTCCTCACTATATAAAGATATTCAGTGATGCGATAAATAATCAGTTTATTAATAACGTATTAATGACCTGCTGCGCGGAGTTTTCCGTCAGGTTCACCGGCAAGAGTCAGTAATTGTCCCTGGTCTTCCTGCAGAATAGTCAGGCGACCACCGCGATTGACATACATCGGCGTTTCGGTGGTGTCTTCTTCGGAAATTTTCCCGCGGTTAGTCGGGCGAACATATGAGAGTTTGTGTTTGATTTTCACACGGTTCTCATCAAATGGTTCGATTTCCAGGTTGAGTGAGACCTTACCTTTGGTTTTCGTGTTCATCACACCGGAAGCGACTTCACTGAGAACAGCGCCGATTTTGGTTTCAAATACGCCGCCGTCCAACTCCCCGATAAATGCCTGCACATCAGTACTGCGTTCGCTAGCCATTTTGCTGCTCCTCATCATATCGACCCTGCAAGGTCGGTTGGTTTCTCCACAAAACAGAGAAGAACACCTGCGGTGGCAGCCGCCCGGATGGATTGGGTTATGAGCCCGTCGTCCGGTGATGCTCTTCTCTGTTTTGTAAAAAGAGCGGTACCAGCCGGAAGCAAGTGTACAAACTGGTACCGCCAAAGCAGTGGCTGTTGTGGTGGGGTTGTCACTCAGGCGTATGGTCAACCTGACAATCCGGTGTCCTCAACGGGGAAAGAGTAACCCAGCCATACTTACCGCCGCGCCATTTCGCGGATGACCACAACGCTGAGAGCACTTAGCCAGTTACGGCACCACACTTTGTCGCGGCTCCATAAATGCCCTCATCGTTGCACCCTGGTCTCTTCCCAGGCGTCAAACCGGATCGCCACGCTGGTTAGGCGTCTTATCAGCATCATCATTGACTTGCACATTCCGGCTACCTGGTTTGTTTGCCCGAGCAAGGAGTGGATTGTCCCCTTTAACGTCCCCAGACCGCTAACGACGCATGTGCCATACGCCGTGTTACAACCAAATTTTGTTTGAATCTTGCCTGCCCCATGTTTCTTTTGGATACGTTATGTATCTCATGAGTACATTGTCAAGTATAAAAAAACCTGCCGAAGCAGGTTCATAAATATTGATTAGACCTTTATTGTGTATCTTCTTGGTTTTCCCGAGAAAATCACTGTACCAATTATAGAGCAATTACCGTTAATCTTAATGTAAGGCTCAGGCCAGTTTGGGTTTAATGCTTTGAGATAACGCTGTGTTCCATCTTCTATCAATCGCTTGAAGGTGGTTTCGCCTGTATCGTGCATCAATGCAATAACGTCGTCACCGTGGCAGGCAGGGACTTCGGGATCAACAAAAATCATGTCTCCAGGGCGGTACTCATCAATCATTGAATCACCAATCACCCGCAAGATATAAGTCATTTCGCCACAGGGGACAGGGCAGGGATACGTTTCTGCTGTGCTCAAATCAACCTCAGAATAGCCAACTTCTTTCCATGCTCCGGCCTGTACCCATGATATGACAGGGACTAACGTTATTTGTTTGTTAGTGATTGAAACATCAGGTTTTTTTGTGATGTTCGTTGTCTGGTGTTCTTGATCAAGCCATCCGACAGGCAGGTCGAAACATTTTTCGATGTGCCGTGCCATGCTGTCACCGATATTTTTAGTAGCGCCATCCCCCATAAACCTACTGGTCTGGGTTGGCTCGCGATCAATCATGGTGGCAAAGGATGAATTTCCGCCAACACCATCTCTCAGGTTTCTGGCGTTAGACCGCCGGATGTCATGGATTGTTTTCATAACGAAATTAAAACCTTTGTACCGATAAGGTACAAGTATCTTGAAGGTTCATTTCAATCATGTAATATGTATACTGAAGGTACATATTGTATGAAAGCGTATTGGGACTCTTTAACCAAAGAACAGCAGGGCGAGTTGGCCGGAAAAGTTGGCTCAACACCTGGCTACTTACGGCTGGTTTTCAATGGTTATAAAAAAGCCAGTTTTGTGCTGGCGAAAAAACTTGAGCAATGCACGTCAGGTGCAATTACGAAATCTGACTTAAGACCGGATATCTATCCGAAAGATTAACAGAACACCTTCAATTTTTAACCACAGAACGATGAGGCTAACCGTGGGTAAGTATCACTGGAAAGTAGAAAAACAGCCTGAGTGGTACGTGAAAGCTGTCAGAAAAACTATCGCAGCGTTGCCGGGTGGTTACGCTGAAGCAGCTGACTGGCTGGATGTAACAGAGAACGCATTATTTAACCGCCTTCGTGCCGATGGCGATCAGATTTTCCCGCTGGGATGGGCAATGGTTTTACAGCGCGCGGCTGGCACTCACTACATTGCGGATGCTGTCGCACAGTCTGCTGGTGGGGTGTTCGTATCGCTTCCTGAAATTGAGGAAGTAGAGAACGCCGATATAAACCAGCGCCTGCTGGAAGTCATCGAACAGATCGGGAATTACTCAAAGCAGATTCGTTCGGCAATCGAAGATGGGGTCGTGGAGCCACACGAGCAGACAGCAATTAATGATGAGTTGTATCTGTCAATTTCGAAGCTCCAAGAGCATGCAGCACTGGTCTACAAAATCTTTTGCGCTCCAGAAAAGAGTGACGCCCGCGAGTGTGCAGCTCCGGGCGTCGTGGCGTTTTGTGTCTGTGGAGAAACTAACGCATGAACAGTTTAACGGCAAATAACCGTTTGTCGCAACAGCTGGTGGTCAGTGTCGCTGAACACCTGTTGTTACGGCATGAATGCAGATTACCAAATCACCTGGCTGTAAGTAACCACAGAGAACTTTACCTGACTGTGGGGGGGCGAGTTGTGCGGGAACTTAACCGCTGGTTTCGTGACGGAAGAGGGCTTTATGTCCATGTTATTCGTTGGGAACCAGAAACACAGCGCGTTATCTATCTTCGCAAAGACTACCCGCATGAGTGCTTTAGTCCTTTGTGGAAATTCAGGCGTGATTTTGTTGAGTGTGAAGGACCACCAGCACATTGATTCTGCCATTCCGGGACGTTACACTGTTCAGGCACCTTATAAAGCGGGTGCCGGGATTGGCGTCCTGGAATTGATCAAGGCGATATATGACGCGCCAGCGTCTTTTTTATCGTCCGCATTTGCTCACATCAAAGTTATGGTGGGCTGGGCGGGGGCATCGAAAGATGCGCCGGTTTCCTTGATCACCGGTTACGCCAACCCCGTTCAGTTCACCACCAGCGAAATTGGCGTTTCCGGTGGTGGAAGTATTTCACCGATCAAGGAGGCTGCCATCATGGCTACTGTCCCAGCCCTCACTCGTCTGAATGATGAAGACTTACATAAACTCAGTTATGTAACAACTGCACTACGTGCTCTGCGCAAGGTAACTCTTTCGGATCCGCAGGCGCATCAGGTTCTGGTAGAAACCCTTCTTAACTTGCAGGCTGAACGTATTCGTCTGGCGGATAAGGCTAATTTTCATATTCACCGTCTCCTGAATATCAGCGGAGGGCATCGTCATGCTTAATCCGTTGATCCTCAATATTTACCGTTTATTTCAGCGTAAAAAAACATCAATTCCTACAGTTGGGCAGTGGTACACCACGCCTGCAGGGCATGTTCTACGTGTTAGCCTGGTTGACCGTGAATGTCAGAAGGTGATTTGTGAACCGCTGGGCCGTAATTACCGCGTCAGTATGCCGCTTATAACCTTTCGCTCCGGAAAAAACATGAAGCATCTCGGAGGTGCAGCATGAGTATGGAGCTGATGGTTAAAGCGATGAAAATTCGAGTGGGTAATCCATTGCGAAAACTGGTTCTGATCAAGCTGGCTGATAATGCCAGCGATCAGGGTGAGTGCTGGCCCAGCTACCAGCATATTGCTGATCAGTGCGAGATTAGCAAACGTTCTGTGATGAATCATATTGCGGCCCTTTGTGATTCCGGGCTGGTAAAAAAAGTCACCCGGAAAGGTGAAAAAGGTAACTCAAGTAATATCTATCTCCTTCATCTGGATGGTGCAGGAGATTCACTAGGGGGTAGTGCAAATAATTCACTATCTGGTGCAGCAAATTCACCAGGTAGTGCAGGAGTTGCACCAGGGGGTAGTGCAGGAGATTCACCCAGAACCAGTCACTCTTTTGAACCAGTCAATGAACCAATAGCTGTTGGTGCATCTGCTGATGAGTCTGTGCGAGTTCGTTCAAACCGACCGGAATACTCTCCGGAGTTTGAGCAGGCATGGCTGGCATACCCCAAACGTGCTGGTGGCAATTCAAAATCTGCAGCCTTCAAAGCCTGGAAAGCCCGTTTGAATGAGGGGGTAAAACCCGAAACCATGCTGGAAGGTGTGAAA